GGTCGCTGACACAATTCGGGCCGGTTTACGTTCCGGCCGGAACCCGCGCGCTACGGCGCTTGATCTTGCGGGGCGAGTACAGGGAAATCAGCGGCTAGGAGGCTTGATCGGGCTACACAGCAATCAGGCGGCCGCTGTTCGCAGGATGAGCATTGAACTTTCTGATCCGAGCATGTTGGGCGGGTACTTCAAGCGGGCCAGTCGGGATCGACGATTTGATGCAACGGTACGAAAAGCGATGTCGGAAGGGCGCAAGCTCAACCAGCGCACCATTGCAAAAATCACAGGACGCTATGCCGATCGGTTGTTAAAGGTGCGCGCTGATGCAGTGGCACGCACCGAAGGCATGGCGGCCATGAATGCCGGCCGCCTGGAAGCCCTTGATCAGCTTGTCGAGCGTGGCGAAGTACCCCGCCAAGCGGTTGTTATTCAATGGGACGCGACCGGTGATGCTCGCACGCGTCAGGATCACGCGGCGATGGACGGGCAAACTGTCGTTCTTGGGCAGCCTTTTGTGTTCCCGGACGGGTCCAAAGCCAAGCACCCTTGTGATGGCTCTCTTGGGGCGCCTGGTTCGCAGACAATCAACTGCCGATGCTACGCGGCAACCAGGATTGACTGGCTGTCGCTGGCGCTATGACGCAATCGTTTTCTGCTCAGGTTCATGCCTGGTCTGAGAAGGCCAAGCGCAACGTTGAGCTTGTTCTGAAGCAGTCCGCACAGGACCTCTTTGAGTTCGCTCAAACGCCAGTTTCAAAAGGCGGGAACATGCCTGTGGATACAGGCCATCTGCGAAACAGCCTCGTGGCCGGCCTGAACGGATCGACCAGCTTAACAGGCCCAAACGCCTACATGCTCGCGATCGCAGGCATGAAAGTGGGAGACGTGATGTTTGGAGGCTGGACAGCAGAGTATGCGCGGCCCGTCGAATACGGTGCCGCAGGACGGGCAGGGCGCTTCTACGTGCGTGGCGCAGCTCAACAGTGGCAGTTCTTTGTGGCCACAAACGCAGCGAGGCTCAAATGAGCGACGAAGCGACGATCATCCAAGGGGCAAAGGACCATTTTGAAGGTCTTGGCGATCGGCCATCCACTGTTTGGGCCAATCAAGCCGCAAAGAGCGACACGCCGCGGGTTGAGTTTGATCACGGCCCAGTAGCGCAATCTACGGCCACTCTAGCGGGCGACAGCCGCGCTGATTTCCTGTTCCAAATTTCGGTTGTAACCGAGGCAGGTACATCGAGCGGCCCCAGCGACAAGATCGTACAGTCTGTAATCGACCATTTCTCGATCGGAACGCGCATCTCTGACGCGACTGTGCATCTGCGCCCAACCATCGGCGCACCGTTTCAGGATGGAAGTGAATGGCGAGTGCCAGTCACCATCCGAATGAAGGCCATGTTGTCGGCCTAAAGTCACAAACCAGCAAGGAGGCCAATCATGGCTGATGGAGACACCTATATCGATCTGGGCATCAAACTGAGGGTTGCCTCTGGCAAGCCCGAAACCGAAAACCAGGCTGGCTATGGCGCACTTACCTGGAAGCAAGTGAAGGGCGTTCTTAGCCTTCCACAACGAGGCGACACAGTTACCGACGTTTCAGAGCCAACCCTCGAAGATGGTCGGGTTGAGCATTTCAATGGCGCCAAAGATGGCGGTGTGATCGATGTTCCGATCAAGTCGATCGAAGCGGATGCCGGTCAGGCCGCGCTGAGCGCAGGGGCGGGGTCGAATACGACCTATTCGTTTCAGGAAGTTGATCCGGATGGTGAAGCGCATTTCTTCTATGGGCGCATCCAGGACTTTGTGCGCCGTGAGGCAACGCCTTCGAGTTTCAAAGGATATATCGCTAAGATTGCGATCAATTCCGCGCGCTTTACCGGAACGGAGGAAACCTGATGGACCTTATCAAACTCAGCCCACGCAAGGCAGCCGATGGCGGTGCGGTATTGCACCTGAAAGACCCCGCCACCGGAGAAGAACTTTTTGATGGCGATAAGCCGGTGACAATCACGGTCAAGGGTGCTGACAGCGAGGCTGTGCAAGAGGCACGGCGTGATGTGGAACGTCGACGTGTTTCGGGCGAGGAGATTTCGGAGGCCGAAGCAGGTGCTGAGTTTCTCGCTGCAGTCACAATGGATTGGCAAGGTATTGGGTTAGGTTCAACTAAGTCCCTTAAGTGCAACAAAGAAAATGCAAAAAGACTCTTTCTTCATCCTGATGCGGAGTGGATCTGCGGGCAGGTTGGCCCTTTTTCGAGGGACCGCCGGAACTTTGTAAAGAACCGTCCGAGCGGCTAATTCTATGTGCCCGCCACCTTGGCTGGCTCCATTCCAAACCCAAAAACTGGAAACACACTCGGCGCGAGCAGATTGAGCGACAGACAGGCAAGCCTCCGAAGATGCCGATGGTGGACGCGGGGCGCTATCTGGTTAGCGCGTTTCAAGAGATCGGAAGGCTATCGATCGGCTTCAGTCTCGCGCCTTTAACCTGGGCAGAAATCGACGCCTACGCGCGATTGACCGGTGAAATCAAAGAACCTTTTGAGGCCAAAATTATCCGAAGAATGTCTGAAGCCTACCTTGAAAGTTTTAGGGCTGGCGAAGACGAATTTTCTATCCCGCCATGGGCGGGTTAGTTTCTCCCAATCCCCCTCCCAATAGGTATCTTATGGCTCTAGATGTCGCGACCCTTGGCTTAAAGGTTGATACCACGGACCTCAAAGCAGGTGGGGTCGAGCTCGACAAATTTACGGCAAAGGGAGCCAGGACCGAGAAGTCTGTTCAAAAAGTCGGGGTGGCTGCAGAACGCGCAGGCCGACAAATGAAGGCTCATGGAAATTCTCTTCGAATGGCCTCCATGCAGCTGTCGCAGGTTGCCCAACAAGGCGCGGTGACCGGGAACTATCTCGGCGCGCTGGCAATCCAGTTGCCGGATCTGGCGCTTGGACTGGGTCCGATAGGCATCCTCGGTGGTGTGGCCGCCGGTGCTTTACTTCAGTTCGGAGTATCTGCGCTTGGCACCTCCAAGGATCTTGAAGAGCTCGACGACAAGATCGCCGAGCTTTCGCAAAGCATACGCGCTTTGGAACGTGCAACAGAGTCTGCTTCGTTGTCAGGTTCAAACCTGCTTGGTGACTTTGGGTTACAGGCCGATCAAGCTCGGGAAATGCTGAGTCTTCGACGGCAGCTAGCCGAAGTGGTGGCGGAACGCGCTTTTATGGGGGCGTCCGTAGCTGCATCTAGTGCATTGGGCGGCGACTTAATTGAGGGTGTTGCGCAAGAAGAGCTTGAACGTGCTCGTGTGCTCTACACAACGGCGGAACAGCTATTTAAATCTTACAGCCAGCAGATTGCTGACCAGATGCAGGCGAACTCGCAAGAGTACACCGCGGAGGGGCAGGCGCGGCTGATGCAATTGCAGCAGTGGCGAGAGGAACAGAGACAAATCATTTCAGAAACCTCTTCCGTAGTTGGTGCCGTTCGCCAAATCGGTGAAGCGTTGGGTGAAAACGTTGAGATCAATGATGCCTTCAGTGTTGCGATCGCGATGGCCAACGTGGAGGCGGCGAAGGGAGCGGACGAGCGGATCGCTGCAATGGGAGAACTTCGCGCCGCGATTGAATTGGCCACGGACGGATTTTCGCTAACCAATGAGGAGGCCCTAAAGCTCGTTCAGCATATCTTTGATGCGGAAGAAGCCGGGCTTGTCTTCAAAGAAATGGATCTTGCAGCCGGACCTCGTGAGGCGGCTGAAGCAGCCGCAGTGTTTTCGCAGGAGCTTTGGGACGCAGTGTCCGCGGCAAATCAACTCGCTGGCTTGGGAGTAGACGGCGGGCGAGGAGGTGATCCCCGGAAACTCGAGCGAGATACCTACTGGCGAGATACGTATTTTCCAAAACCAGAGCGGCCCAAACGCAAAACCAAGCGAGGCACCGGCAGCACTTCAATTGCTTCGGAAGCCGAACGGGAAGCTCAAGCCATGCTTCGCGCCACCCGTTCGATGGAGAAGTACCTAGCCGTCCTGGAAGAGCTCAACAAAATGCATGAGAGCGGTGAAATCACCACTCAGCAATACACCGATGCAATTGACCAGCTTGATGAGCGCTACAAGGACGTGACTGGGGCTGCAGGCGAGTTTGATGAACTTAACCAGCTCTTGAAAGAGGGCATTCTCGACTTGGCGATGGAGGGAAGCAGCGCAATGGATAGCCTTGGACGCGCGATCCAGAGAGCAGCCCTTGAGGCAGCACTCTTTGGGGAAGGTCCATTGGCCGAGGTATTCGATAGCATCTTTGGAGGTGGGAAAAAGAGTGGCGGAGGTGGAGGCGGAAGCGGCAGTTCCTCCATTGGTGGACTAATTGGCGCGTTTATCGATAGTTTTGACGGCGGCGGATTTACCGGTCCTGGGACTCGATCGGGGGGCTTGGATGGAAAAGGGGGGTTCCCTGCGATCTTGCACCCAAATGAAACGGTGATTGACCACACTAAAGGCCAATTCATCGGTGGTGGTCGGGTCGAAGTTGAGGTCTTCGTACGTGATGACGGGAAGATCGGTGCCATTGCACGTTCTGAAGCGCAAAGTGTGGCCGTCAGCGTGGTTGAGGGTGGGCTACAAGAATACGACAAGGCCCTGCCTGATCGTTTCAGTGAAATCTCCAATGATCCGAGGGGGCGTTGATGGCTTTTACGTTTCCTCTTCCTCTGGAAGATTTCTTCGATGGTCTCCGCCTTACGTCACTGTCCTTCGCGCTTGGAGAGAATATGGAAAGCAGTCAGACCGGCGGCGGCGAGGTTTTGACAAACACGACCGGTCCACGCTTGTGGCACGGTGGGATTCAAATTGCGGCAAACACTGTTCAGGACATGGATCAGGTCATCTCCAAAATCGACTTACTGCGACAACCGGGGCGCTCGTTCTTCATTGGAGACCCTTACCATGTGTATGGTGCAGTTGATCCGGATGGGGCCATGCTTGGCGACAAAACGGT